CGCGTATCTACAATTACAAGTTTGTGCCGTGACTTTGAAGTTGATGGCGTAGATGAATTCATCAAATCTGGCAAATCTGTAGCCGAAGTTCGTGAGGTAGTAATGGATGCGTTGCGTGAAAGAAATAAACCAGTGTCTGTTAAAGTCGGCGAAGCAGATTCTGATAAGTTCCGCATGGCTATGCAGGATGCTTTGATTATGTCTGTAGGCATCCCTGTTGCTAACCCTGCACCAGGTGCGAATGAACTCCGTTCCATGTCCTTGATGGAATTAGCACGCGAGTCCTTAGTTCGCGAAGGCTTAACCGCTAACTATGCTGACCGATTGGAATTGGCACGTGAAGCTATTAACTCCACATCCTCTTTCCCAATCGCGTTGTCTAATGTAGCAAATAAGGCCTTGATGCAAGGTTATGAAACAGCACCATCTACATTTGCAACTTGGGCGGGGAAAGGTAGTAACCGTGACTTTAAACCAGCAAAACGTTTTTTACTTTCCGAAGCAGCTGAATTGAAACTTGTCCCTGAGGGCGGACAATTCAAGGATTCCCAAATGAGCGAAGCAGGTACGAACGTTAGTGTATTTACATTTGGTCGTACATTCAGCTTGACTCGACAAGCTATTATTAATGACGATTTGGGTGTATTCAATGATATTTCCTCTAAATTTGGTCGTGCCGCAAAAAATAAAATCAATAACATGGTATATGACCTTTTAAGCGGCAATACTGTGTTAGAAGACGGAAAAGCCTTGTTTAGTGCAGACCGTAAGAATTTGGCAACCACAGGTTCCGAGCTAAGTGTAGAATCTTTATCTGCAGGTGTAGCGGCTATGCGTCGCCAAAAACATATTGGTGAAAATCGCAATTTGAACATCGCACCTACATATTTGATTATTCCACCTGAGCTCGAAGCATTGGCTTACCAAGTAGTTAAATCTACGGTAGACCCTGCTCGTAGCAATGATACAGTCAACCCATTCAGTGGTCGATTCACTATCGTTGTAGATGCAGCATTAACGGATCCGCATGCTTGGTATTTGGCATCCCGTCCTACAGATGTTCAAACTATTGAAGTAACGTACTTAAATGGAGTTGAAACACCTCGTTTAGAAACGCAAACAGGCTTCAAGGTTGACGGCATCGAGTACAAAGTAGCAATCGATTGCAACGCAACAGCAATCGACTTCCGCGGCTTGTACAAAAATCCTGGTAAATAATTAGTAATTGATTAGGAGGTAAATAGATATGGCTAAATTCATTCAAGAACTAGACCGCGTCGATTTTAAAAATACAACAACCGAAATGATTGAAGTAGGGGACATCGTTCCTATCGGTAAAATGCACGGTGTGGCAATTACAAACATTGGTCCTAATTCAATCGGTGCAGTTAAGGTAACTGGTTGCTTCGAAGTAGCGGCATTAACATCCGATTCTTTTGCAGTAGGTGATACTGTGTATTTCGACAAAGATCAAAAGCGAGCATCTAAGACGGACACTAACCCAGTATTAGGCGTGGCTCTTACAGAAAAACGCCCAGGTACTACAGTATTGGAAGTCGCTCTTGTGCCAAATGTAGAAAAGTAATGTAAAGGCGGGCATATGCCCGCCTACTCCATAGGAGGTAATGCACTATGAAATTAGGATATAGGCCTAATGCACTGCTTTCTGTATTTGGTGAGCGAATTACCTACAAAGGCCAAGTTATCAAAGCTAGCGTGGAGATTGGCGAATATGATGGCAAAGGTTCCGGATTTGTCGATAAAGCACTAGCTGATAAGGCTCAGATTTGGGTGCGTGCTAAGGATGTTCCTGAACCACGATCAAAAGACGAAGTGTATATCAATGGTGAGAAATGGTACGTTGATCACATTTCTAACTTTGACGGTACGATGTATTGCCTTGAAATCGTGCATAACGTGAGGGCGGTGAGACCGTAATGAGTAATGAGCCTATTACGATTACAGACACAGCTACGCCGTATCTGAATTTCATTGCAGAAACTAAACCGGACTGGATGCGTAAGGCATTAAAGTCAACAGGATGGATGATGCAAAAAGAAATAAAGCAGGGCATCCGGTCGGGTGCACCAGGTGGACGTAGATATCCTAACTTCATGGCGCCGGCGCGACGTGCTGCATTTGAGTCAGCATTTGGTGCTAAACTTCGCAAAGCATACCAAAGCGGAGGACGTGCAGAACGAGAAGCCTGGGGCTCTAAATCGCGAAATGCCCTACTTGATATGGGCATTAGCGCCAGGACAATCGGATATAGTCCACTTGGTAAGTTGTCGAATGCAGTTGGATACCAATATGACAAGGGCAAACAATCCGTCCGAGTTGGGTGGTTATCTAATTCGGCTAAACGGTTAGGCGAACGTATCGAGGAAGGATATACCAAGCAGATTACAGAGCCTATGCGCAAAAAGTTATTTGCTGCAGGCGTACCGCTACCGAAGGGAAAATCGATGTTCAAAATTCAGCCGCGTCATACTTATGGTCCTATGAAAGAGGCGTTGCAGCCTAAGCTTAAACCTTATATTGAGGGTAAGATAGGTGACTATGCCATTTATGGTCCAGCTGCACAATCAGCATCTCGACGTAACTACAAGGTAAGGTGATTTGATGCAACAAACAATTCCACTGTCGCGCATCGTTGAACGTTGGGCTGAAGCCCTAGCGAATGATGAAGCGTTGACTAAATTTTGCAATGACAAATACGGAAAGCCGGCGCAACTGTATGTCGGCTACGACGATGTTGATGCACCGCTCGAAGAAGATTGCCCTTGCATCATATTACTACCGAGTAATAAGAACGAAGGGCTTGCTGATACCTACACATACTCGTTAATGATTGTATGGGGTATCGTCCATAAAGGTGCAACTCGCGTTAAGAATATTATTCGATACGACGGAGCGCTAGAATCGGATAACCTAGGACAGTTAATCATCGAATGCATTTGTAAGGTAAATCCAGCGTTTCCGGTAATCGGCATTGATTATGAATTAGACTCAATGAATTGGCGCCCGGTGTTCACCGGACGTTTAACAGCTACTATAGAAATTCCGCATGTAATCGGCGGGAATATTGAATATTAAAGGAGGAAATGCATATGGCAACAGCAAAACGTGCGCAGGGCTCTCAGTCCCATGTGGCGATTGCGTTTGAGGCGGATTTTGGTACAACGCCATCCACTGGTGGTGTAATCACGCCAATCATATCTAGCTCTATAAAAGCTAGTCAAAATTTAAACGATTCTACCGTAATCCGCGGCGATCGTAATCCTGCAGCGCCATTCCGTGGCAACATTGACACGTCCGGTAGTTTAACCGTACCTGTTGGTGTAATCGACATTGGCTACTGGTTAAAAGCTGCATTTGGTCAACCGACTTCTAATACAACTGGCCAAGCGCCAAATAAGAAGTCCGAGCATGTGTTTAAAATCGGAAACACAATGCCGTCGTTAACTATTGAACAGGGCTATCCTGATGTTAACGTATTCCAACAATTCGCGGGTGCGCGAGTTAGTAAATTAGGCTTTAAATTTGGCGGTGATGCCGAATTAACTGCATCTGTGGATGTAATGGGCTGTAAGGAAACATTAGCGGTCACTACATTTGATGCTGCAGCTAAGGCGGTTAATTTCTTACCATTCCAAAACCTTAACGCAACCATTAAAGAGGGTGGCGTCACTGTGGCCAATATCCTAAGTTGTGATATCAACTTTGATTTTGGCTTGGACGGCGACTCTTACGCTATCGGCGGTAAAGGATTTAGAACATACATTGACCCAGGTATTGTGTCAATTTCCGGGACAATTAAAGCGTTCTTCCAAAACAAAGACCTTTTAAACAAAGCGGTTAATGGTACAGAATCCAGCTTGGAATTGCGACTTGAACAAGATGACTGGTCGCTTACATTCAAATTGCCTGAACTTGTGTACGAACGACAATCTCCAGGCATCGATGGTCCTCGTGGCGTCAATATTGAATTGCCGTTTAAAGCATACTATCGTGCAGATTCTGGTCGCTCCGCATCCATCATTACATTAGTTAATAATCAAGAACAATACTAGGAGGTGCCAATATGGCATTTGAAGATATCAAAGTAAGAGGCTTAACATTCGCTGAACGTGGTGAATTAATTAAATCTGGTTTAGACCCATTGTATACCCCAGTTCCGGAAGAAGCACCGGATACAGAACGCCTATTACGTTCTCGTGAGCTTGCGCAATGGATTATGCAACACATCTATGGCTTGACCGAAGATGAAATCAACGCAGCGCCAGATAATGATCTTATGGAAGTTGCACTCGATACCATGCGCTTTACGCACGAAAAAAAGGCTGAAATCGAAAAAAACTAATTGATGCGTGGAGTTGGCTCAGTTCCGATAAGCCGAAATACTGCTCTGATTGTATCAAGATGCAACGTGAGACTAAACAACATTTTGATTGTTCGGAGTGTGAGTTTAATTCCCCGCATCAATTAGATGGAACTAGACAAGCAATGCGAGTATACAACGCTAGCCGGATGCAGCGACGTTGGCATTCAGGTGGTATTGCTGGATTCGATATGCCAGCGGTTTTAGAAGTGGCGAAGGCTTACGGCATCGAGCCACTACCGCACCTTATCGATTTGCTTGTAATCTTGGAAGCTAAAGAGTTGGAGGTGGCGCACAAGAATGGCCAATAATTTAATTGATATTGTCGTTCAGCTGACCGATAAGAATACGGAAGCCGGACTCAAGAAAATTACGGCAAGTGCCGAAGGCGCCAAATCCGCCCTTGGCAAAATGAAGAATGACCTCATGGCGATAGGTGCGGGAGCTGGGGTTGTAGGACTCGGCGCCAAAC